TATCCATATACCCAGTGTTTTTCTTCTTTTGGTCTAACCAATAGTCAATAATCTCAATCAAAGTTGGATTTGCTTTTTTCTTCGTTCTCATGGCATTAAAATTAAAAGTGATACCAACATACCAAATGTGCCGAGAAACAGCGTTAAACCGAACGTAACGACCTTTAAAAACTCTTTGTGCTCTTCATTCGCTGGAGTAACTTGGTCTAACAAGTCTAAAAAGTAATTTTTCATAGTTAATTATTTAATTGTTTTGACAAATATACTTATATTTTTTAATATAGGTTACATTTTTTTCAGATATTTTTTATTGAAACTAAAAAACCCCTACCGAAGCAAGGGTTTTTCATTAACAATTAAACTATGAATTATGAAATCAATGCAAATATACTACTTTAATCGACGTAGCAAAATCTTTTTAACGATATTACCAACGATTTTAAAAAGACCGCCTTGCGAGTCGACTTTCACCTCTACTTTGTCAGCGGTCTTATCAACAGTTACATCTATGTTTTTACCATCGTAATCCACTTTTAAATCCCCATCTTTACGCTCGATCTTCAAATCTACTTTTTCAGTGTCAATGTCTACTTTTAAATTTTTCTTTGCCATTATGCTTCATTTGTTGTTATTACTCCTTTTGGTTCTAAATATACCTTTCGAACATTAGCAGGTTGAGCTATCTTCCATGCTGTTCTTCGTGCTTGTGTTAGTCTGCTCTTTGCTATTCGTGCTACGTTAACGGCGTTATTTTGATTGCCACCTAACACGTGATAGTGCGTTTGGTCTTCACCTACATAGATTCCTACGTGACCGCCGCCATTTCTTTTGAATGTAAGAACATCCCCTAACATTGGTTCAGAAACACGGTTGCCAAACTTATTCCAGTTCAATGCCCATAACGGACGCTCAACTACTTCAAGTTCTGCAGCTCTGCAACATTCAGCTATAAACAAACCGCACCATGGAATTTCATCGTTAGTGTAAATTCTTTCAAGTCCTAAGTTCTTTGCCCAACCTAATATAATTGGATTGTGTTCTTTACCTACAAACTCTTTAACTCCAAGTTGTTTAACAGCTTGAACTAAAATTCTCGGTGATTTTTCTTCTTTTAGCCAATCGTAACTCATGCCGTTTCGTTTATTTCGTCTTCGGGTTTAATAGCAAAATACGAATGAGATTCAATGCTTCTTTCAAATGCTGTTGCTAATTGCTTACCATAACATTCATAAAGCTTACTTTTTAATTCTTGTACTTCGCTGTGTGTGTACCATAACCACATTGCAAGTACTCCAGTTGCTCCTTGCTTTTTAATTATTTCTAAAAGTTTGGTTATATCAATCATTGTATTTAATTTTCAAAAGGTGGTGGGGTTGGCTTAGGCTCATAAGGAATCAACTCAAGGTCTTTAACCCAAAGATAATCAGGGTTTACACATTGCTCCATTTCTTCTACTGATATAACCCAATTATCATTTAGGTCTTGAATAGGATTGAAATAAGAGTCTGGTGCATACCATTGACCGACTAATTCGTCTTTTTGTAGCTCAGTTAATAAACCTACATAGGTTAACTTTTGTTCTGTTGTTAGTTGTGTTAGTTTCATACGTTACGTCCTAAAGTAGTTTGGAATGCTTGTACAGCCGTGTAAAAGTTAGCCGCTTCGGTGTCTGTTAATCCGTCACCAATAGCTGAAAATGCTATTTGAGAAGAAACATAATTAGAAACAGTTGATGCTCCCGTTCTTCTACCTCCAATAACAATTGGTAAAGTATCTAATCCATCATAAACTTTTGAAAAACTATCATTTAAAACACCATTTAACCAAAGTTGATTTGAAAAACTATCTGAAGGAGTTTTATTTCCAGCCCAAAGCCCTAAACTATTAGATATTGGAGTTCTTGCCGTAGCATTCAATGAATTTAATTCAAAGTATTTATTTGTTCCATTAAAGTTTGATGCTATCCATAATCTAAATGAATTATCAGTTCCCATTAAAACACCTTGTGAGGCTGTTCTAATATAGGTTGATATATGAACATTTGTAGCACTAAGTGTTGTTGAAGGGGTTAAAAATGTGTTTGCATAACCATTTGTTCCATTTGGAGTATACCCATTCACAGTCCAAGCACCACCTCCTGAAAACACCAATCTAAATGCAGCATCCAAATCGCGTGGGTCTTTAAGATTCCATTTATGCTGGGAAGCCGTAGAACCTACAAATGGATACAAAGCCTTCATTTTACTCCAAATAGAATATCCTTTCAAGTCAACTACTAATTGATTAATAGCACTTTGTTGTGTTGGGTCTGTTATTGCAGCCGCTGTTATAAATGCTTCAGCATCGGGGTCAACGGGTGGCGTTGTAATTCCTACAATATCCGTTAAACCCGCCCAACTATCAGCGTGTATGTCACCCCAACCAATAGCGTTGTTTGCACCTTGCCCCCAACCTATTGCGTTGTTTGCTGAACCATCACCCCAACCGTTACTATTTGCCATACTTATTTAACTTATTGATTCGTGTTTTGTCCTATATGCTAAATTTTCTTACTGCACGTGTATGATATCCATTAGTGTTTTTAGCAAGCGTGCCAGCTAAACCACCTTCCGTAAAACTAAAAACATTAGCCGATGTACTATTATATTCAGTGCTACTCCAATAAGAATTAGCTAATATTTCAGTAGCTCCACTAATTGAACCAAAAGAGGAATTTCCAGATAATGTTTTATTTACATTAAATCTACTTTGCCATAGTAAATTTAATTCATCAAAAGCAGGTAAATACCAATCTGATTTGCTATTGTTTGTTGAATCTAAACACAACTTAGCTGAACCAGCTGTAAATCCTGATTGTCCAACAATAGCATTTGAATTACTTAATCCATCCCAAGTACTTTGAGCTGTTGCGCCTATTGCTGTTCCAGTTATATTGCTCCATGTTTGACTTGTACTTAAATCAGTTGTGTCAACAACTAAATAATATTGAACACCATTATCAATATATCTATGAAAAACAACTCCACCCTCAGAAGATACATATTGTCCTATTTCATAAGTATAACCAGTTCTTGCAGTCCAGCTTAATGTACCACTTCCATTTGTTTGTAATACTTGTCCACTTGTTCCATCTGCTGTTGGCAACGTATAAGTAGTGTTGCCAGTTAAATTATTAGCAGCTCTTAAGCCTACATAATTAGTGCCGTTATCTGACAATTCCATAAACCTTAAAGGAGCTGCATTTGAACCACTTGAATCGCCAATTAAAACAGCACCAGTTCCGTTAGGTCTTATTTGAATATTTCCATTTGAAGCACTCGTAATTTGAAATCCATTTACATCTAAGTTACCACCTAATTGTGGTGAAGTATCTAAGCTAACTTCGTTAATTTCAGCTCCAGTTACATACTTAGTATCGTAAGTAGTGCCGTTATAATCTGCTATTGGAATCCTATCTGTACTTTCAACCTTTGCCGCTTTCGCTGTTAGTTGACTTATCTTTACGTCCGCCATTTATTTTGTTTAAATAAATTTGTAATTTTTTAATGTTTTCAGCCTTAGGCTTGTATTTCTTTAAATGAACCATCCAAAATAATTGTTTTGTGTGTCCGGGTACATATCCCCATTTGAATTTAAGTTATATTCAGGAAATAAGTCTTGGTTAAAACTCATGTAATCAATAAACCTTTCCGTGTAATGCTGTGCTATTGAACGCTCTTTTTCTATTAAGAAATCAATTTCGTCTTTTTCTACGTTTGTAGCGTTCTCCGAATTGTGTTTAAATACGCCTTTATTAGCGATTGTATAAGCCGCAAAGGGTAAATACTCAACCATTGCCCAATGTATCAGCATAGGCTTTATATAAGTCGTTACAAGCGTTAAATAATTACCACCTAAATCATCGTTTACAATATCATCTTTTATTTTGTCTAATAACTTAGTGCCTAAGTATGTTTGAATGTGAATATCTTGAGCGACCTTAATCCATTGAATAAAGTTATCCGTGTCTACGTTGCCATTCATGGCTGTAAACTTCACGATGTCATCTCTTGTTATAAGTAATGCTTCTGCCATCTTATTTTCTATAATATCCTCTGTCCTCTCGGTCAATCATTCTTTGACTTACCAAACTTGGATTTTTAACTACATAACCTAATTTCTCTGCTTTACGCCCAGCAATTTGTTTAGCTGTGTTTACATCAATAGCTTGACCCTCAAACGTTGCATAAACTCTTTTATTCCAGCGATGATAACAATTAGGACCACCTTTATACAACCATACTGAATATGTCGAAGCTCCATCAATTCCAAAACCAGCATTAACTGGCTGACTTCCCATTTTTATAATGTCCTCTTTTCGATAAAGTTTATTTGCCCTCATCATGGATTTGCAAAATTCACGTCCATTTTCTTTTCTTTCTCCAGTGTAAACATACCGAGTTAAAAATTTAACGCCATCAATAACCGCATCTTGTCCACTTCGCAAATTAGGTCTCGGATCTCCAGTTGAAACTAAATTAACAACCTTAGATAATAAACTTTGTTTAGGCTCTTTGCTTAATATCTCGTTGTCTTTGTCATCTGTATCGTAGTCAACTTCGTGTTCATCTATTAATATCCAGTCAGGATTTTCATCCTCACCTAAATCAATTAACGCTTGAGCAATTTTATCACTTTGTGAACTTAATTCAGTTCCTGTTTCTTCAGCTACCTGCTCTTCTGTTTGGGCGTTTTCTAAGTCCATAAACTCCAAAGGCTGTAAAGTCTTAAAGAATAACTTTAACGAAATTCCATTGTAAGCCAATATCCTATCAAAAGCTTCAAGTAATTCATCTTGCATAGGTTTAATAACCATGTTGTCAAACAAAATACTTGAATTTTTAAGTTCATCAGCATTCGAACTAAAACCCGTTGACGTTGCAATACCAAATAAAAGCGGACTTGTTACGTTATGACCTAACATAATCTTACGTAAACACTCCTCACTTAAATACGAATAGTGTTCAGGTGCGTCGTTTAATGGAATATCATCTACGGTTGTTTTGCTTGTTTCACTTGCATTAAATGCTACAATAGTTCGTAGTCCTTTAGAACCCGTTAATTGTGCGTTTACTTTGTTTGTAATGATACTTTGTTGCTCTTCAGTAGGAATACCATTGTTGAAGTTTATAACCTTTGTACCGCTGAATCCATGTTGAACTTCATTTATTAAATAGTCTGCTATTTCTTCCTCAAGTTTAGCATAAGGAACCGCACCTTGATAATCAGGGTATGCGTAATACTTCATTCCAACCGTGTAAGGCTTTACGTAAAGTATTTCTATTTGTTCGTTTGAATATCCGTAAGCAGGTATTCTTTTAGGTGCGTACTTTTTAACATCTTGCCAATTATCTGAATAGTAATAACCTTCCACTTCGCCGTCTTTATTACACTTTTCAGCACGTAATAAATTAACAGGCATATGGTAAGCCTTTAAAATTCTTTTACGGTCTTTTGAATAATGAACTTGAATAGAGCACTGCCCTAACATCTTTCTATCGACTACTAACTTACGAACGCAATCAGGATGTAATAAAGCCATCATTTGAGCGTACTCATTTGGCTTTTTACTTGCATCTAACGCACTTAAACCACGTCCATAAACCAATCTACTTATATTGTTTATTATTGCGTTATTTGTCGTAGAATACGTGTATCTGTCAATTAAGTATTGAAAGTAATTATTGTCCTCCCCGAACTCAACCCAATTATCTCTTTTAGATTCTTGAATTACTGGCGTTTGGTATGAACTTAAATTAATAATATGTATGTTATCACTCATAAACTATAAAAGTATTTGCAGTTGTATTTGAAGTATATTGCCCGTTGTTAACCGAGAAAGTAACTATCGGTTGATCGGTGCAAAATATCCTATCACGGTAAACGATGTTTGTTCCGTCTTTTAGTACTAAATTGTAAAAATGATTTTCAACTAATTCAACCTCAACCTCCATTGTAGAATAATAATCTCCTGCCGTAAATTCCCACTCTTCAACAACCGTTGTTTCATTGGTTTGGTCGTCCGTTATTTCAACAGTATCGAAGTCTCCATTTCGCGGAATTAAAGCGAATGTTTGCGCATTTGTTGAAGTAGTTAAAACTATCATACTTTATTAACTTAAAACACTTCAAATTGTTTCTTAAATAA